CAGTATCGCCCAGGAGTTTCCATCCGGATTTTATTTCCAATTCGATATTTTCTGGATCAAATTCATCTGTATCGATCCACCGCGCTATTGCTGCATCATTTTCCAGTATTTCGAGATTGTTCATCATTTCTCCTCCTCTCTGGTTTTGTTCAGTTTGCTCTCCGCCGCCGCGATCCAGCGACGGACGGGCTCTAACGTGGTGCCCATGATGGTTGCTATTTCCCTCAGCGTTTTCCCCGCCTGGCGCAGGTCGTATGCCTGCTGCTGGCGTGGTGTGAGCGCCCCCCCACGGGGACGACCGCCCGTCGCACCATCCGATTTCCTCGGGCGATCCCACAGCGTTGATTTGCAGCGGGGACACTGGACGGGTTTGCCCTCCGTCCTCGGGTGCCAGGTGCCTCCGCAGCGCAGGCAGGTGAGCTCAATCATGTTAGGCTCTCCTCACGATCATATCTCCTGTACCGCTAGTGTGCAGTCCATAATCATCGCCGATCAGTTTTACCCGGATTTTTTTGCCCTGGAAAATCGCCGGAAAAGTTTGTCCATCATACGATTTTTGATCGTCAGCGACCTGATCGGGCACGATGCAGGTCTGCCGTCCATCGCCTGTAACCCCCAAATGCGCCTCGTAGCAGTCGTTAAATGTGTATCTCATGTCAGCCTCCTGTGTTATTTGTTGGCCCTAATATATATTATGATAATAATAATGTCAACAACTATTTTCACTGTGTTTAGTTTAGTCAACAGGAAAAATTACGATTGATAATAATATCAGATAGTTATGAGCAACAAAAAACCTAAAAAAATGCACGACCCGATCTGCTCCGGCTGCAATCACATTAATAACTGCCCCCAACCGTGCCCCCCCGTGCAATGGATAGATGGGCATGACTCGCGCAGAGAGCCATTGCTGCAGGATATGGCGGCGGGCATAGATGATCACAGCCCCCTAGCCTCACGCGACTACAACGTTGAGATTGCTGATATTTTGCGGGCTAGGAGAGGGCGTATTGAGGATATCAGGGCAATCACCAATATACGGTTGCGTCTGATCGCAGCCGCCACCTACGCTGATATATCTGCAACTGATATTGCTCGTCTGCTCGGTATATCCAGGCGCACGATTTATCGTCTGATCCCCCGCCGTGGCACACCCTCCAAAACCCGCTAACCCTCGTCCCGTCTACATTACCACCGTTTTGCCCCCTCAAAAATGTCGCAAATTGACGTTATTATATTAATCAAGTACCTCGGAGCGTCGCGCCAACGGCGCAGCGACACTGAGGATCACTGATAGACTGTTGAGAGGATAGATACGATGGCTCGCAAACCCAAATTGATTGATAGATTACCGATAGCCAAAATCATCAGCACATCTGCTGCATATGAGGCGATTGCCGCAGTCGCCGGGTGCAATCTCGGCGATGTGCCTCAACTATCCGACTCACAGCTGCGAGCCGTAGTCGAGCTAGCTGCTACCCGCATAGTCACCAAGTCGCTCCCCAAAATAGAGCGCAATTACGATACGTTACTGGATAGCGAGGACGACAAAATCAAACTGCAGGCATCACGGGATATGGCTCAGGCAACAGGTATACTGCCGTCGCACACGCAGTCGGTAATAATATCCAACTCATTCAACCGTCAAACCGTCGAGCTAACCCCCGAGGTGCTGTCCCTGATGCGATCCAGGCCGGAGATACCCCAGGTTATCGACGTGGACCTGGGGATTGACGGTGAGGGTGATTAATGCAGTTATCCTACAGAGTTACGCTCAGATCAGCCGATATAATGCATACATCAGCCCCATGTGATGTAGGACTAATGCTAAGTGTGTGTTTTCGCAGGGGATTGTACGATCATGGATGGTTACATAATTAGTAATTATCGGACGTTGGCCGCAATCCAGAGCGGAGATATTAAGCAATTGATGATTAACATGATGACAGACAGCAACATAGAGCGACCCAGGGCCATAGCAACGATATGGGGGTGGGGGGAGGAGCAGACCTTGGGACTCCTACTGGCCTTTTAACGTCCCTTACCGCACAACACACGGAGGGTAAAAGTTGACTCAACATATCAACATATTAAAAAGGAAATGCATATGAAATCAGCAGCCGTTCTTACAATTCACAATGCTTCTGACATGACGCTAAAGGGTCGCAAAGATATTTGCCGTTGGCTTGACAGGCAGAAAGAAACACTGATGCAGAATCACAAGGAACTCAGTGCAAGATATACGGCACGCTACAGGTATAAATAAATGCCCAAATTTCTCACGACGATGGTCTGTAGTGAAAGATATTGGGGCGGCCGAATAAGGGGGGGGCGGAGCAAAGAACACATGAGCGAATCGACGATGCTTTGGATACTTGGCGGGATGCAGGCTCTCACGCTTTTTGTCGTTGGGTGGATAAAGGTCGATATTTCTGAACTCTGGAAAAGGGCCAACACTCACGGACATTCAATCGAGTGTGATGTTAGTTCCTGCAAACCTAAAACAACGGCCGTAATACTTCGTGAGTCGGGCAGATGAAAGAACTGAAAATCGTAAGACTCGAAGAGACTCCTGAAGGAGCGCTCGGCGTGCTCCTGATTGACGGAATCATTCACAGCTTCACACTTGAACCGGATGCCGCAGATAGCAGGAAAAGCCAGATACCGCTCGGTTCTTATCATGTCAAAAGGTTCCACGGAACAAAGTGGAAAGACACTTTTGAGATCGTGGTTCCGGGACATACGGCGGTCCTGTTTCATTCCGGCAATACAGAGGACCATACCCAAATGTGCGTTCTGTTGGGCGAGAAGGAAGGCTGGTTGAAAGGGGCTAGGGCCGTGCTGGAAAGCGGCGCTGCCTTTGAGTCGTTTATGAAAGTCATGAGAGATGACCAGGAAGCCAAACTCTTTGTAGTTAAGGCTCCATAAAGAAAGGAACTGAAATGAAAAAATTATTCGCAATTTTATTCCTGTTGATTTTTGTGGTGACCGGATGCTCCGCGATCCAGGTGAAACCCGATAGTGAGATTGTCGCTATCCAGTCCGCCGCGAGTGTTGCTGGCTATGAAGTGGGGAAAAATAACCCTCAGCTGATCGGGCCTATCCTTACCCATGCACAGGCTTTGTTAGAAGCGAGCAAAGGTGATCCGGTCAAGTTCAATACCCTGATTGCCGATGCCCTGCCGCTTCTGCTTACGAATGTGAAAAATCCTCCGGCCATTGCCGCAATAAGCGGACTGCTCGGAATGGTTGAGATAAAAAGCGATTTGCAAAGGCAGACGGCGAACATGGCGAAGATCCAGGCGGCCATGCAGGGGTTTATTCTCGGGTTGCAGATGGCGGCGCCGGGGAAAGTCAGTTTGCGGGAAAGCCTCAGAATCGCTTCAGAGGAATCGGCGCGAGAAGCGGACATTGCCTGCTTTGGGGTGAAGTGATGAACCTCGACCCGAACAAATTCAAGGGAGAAACGGTCAATCACATGGTGACTCGTTTTTCTCACGAGGATTGCCCTCAGAAAGAGAAAGCCTGCTTTCACATGGGAATGGGCGCACCGTTCGAAGAATGCGAGTTTTTCAAATCGGAAGAGAATAAGCCCTTTGCAGAATGCACCTTCGAAGCGAGAAGCAGGGAACCGTAATCATGGGAAAATTCCTAACGCGCTTATGCAATGAAGATATCGACGATTCCACATTCTCACGGCTGTTGGAGCCGTTCGGGTTTTATAGCGATATTTTGGGGCGGGCAATCGAGGTGCCGAAGGGTTTTGTCCACGACTATGAAAGTGTACCGCTTATCAGAGGGACGTCGAAGCGAGGCGGGGTTATCCATGATTATTTGAGCCGGATCAACAGCGTTCCGGTGGTGACAAAAAAACAGGCCGCCGATGTGTATTTTGAGGTCATGGAAACCAAAGCAGCGGAAGACTGCAAAACCGTTCTGGACAAATACGACATGTGGCGGCGGCGCTGGATTAAATACCTGGTCGTGCTGGCATGGCCAGGGTACTTCCATAAAAATTTGGTCGAGGCGACATACGAGGAGCTGAAACAATGAACTGGTACATACCTGATTTAGAGCCTTATCTGCTCTACGCGTGGGCGGAACTAAGCCGCTGGCAGGGAGCGAACCCTTACATCATCGGGCTCATTCTCGGCGTCCTAGGTTGGCTGAAGGTGTGGGCGCTCAAATCGGGAAACGTGGTGGACGACAAGATAGTAAGTCTTTTGATCTATGTTTTCGGCTTCAAGTGGCTGAAGGTTCTGACGGAGAAGAAGGATGCCCCAAAAACTTGAACGTGCCCTGAAGCGGGCTGCCAGGAAGAAATTCGGCACAACGAAGTCAAGGCGGGCTAGAGCCTATATCTGGGGCAACGATAAGATGCAGGCGTATTTGGAGAAGAAAAAATGAGAAAGGAGAACTCGTAAATGACGAATCTTTTCAAGGTGGTTCGTTGGAAGGACTTTGGGGATTCCCCAGAGAAATGCCCGAAGTGCGCGACGGTCAGACAGGACTTCATGTTTATCATGGAGGGCGTTCTGGCCTGCTACCATTGCGGGACGCTGTTTGTCCCGAAGTCGGAAAGGTACAAGGAATTGCTCGGGAAGAAGGAACAGATTGCACTTCAGGAAGATGAGAAGGTCGGCAATGACAGCCCAAACAATGGTGAGTTTAAATGCGAAGTGTGCGGTAAATCATGCGCTTCGAAACTCGGCCTTAACGCCCACATGAGAAGTCATAAAGGGGCCGAATGAGCGAACTTATTCCCGCGCAGGAAGGTGCAAGATTGTCGCATGACCACATAGCGCAGGCGCTGAATAAATACGCCAACTTTCTGGCGTTCAAGAGAACCGAGATGGGCGAGGTTCTTGATAAGCTCTTTCATAAAACAATAGGGTTGTTCTACGGAAATCAAGCCGGCAAGACGAGCGGAGTAGCAGAACAGTATGTCAAGCGCGTCCTTGGGATACATCCCATCGCAGACAAGAACAGGCTGGCGAAAAAAGTCCGGTGCATGAGTTCTACGCTACCGGAAAATGCGAACCCTGAAGAACAGGACAACACGCAGTATCTTGAACTCAAGAGGCTGATACCCCCGGAATTGATAATCAGGGACATAACGGCGCGGAGTTCAAATTTGGTGATTCGCCGGCCGGTGGGAATGAGCTCCGACAAGACCGTTTTTGAATTTCGCAGCTCCAAGCAGGAACTTCAGGACGTGGGCAAGATTCAACTTTCCTCAGTCTGGCACGATGAGGAGACGCCGAAGCGACACAGGGAAGAATGCAAGATGCGCCTGCTGGCGGAAGACGGAGATGAGATATTCTCCCTGACTCCGATCAACTTTCTGAGCTATTGTTACTCGGACATCTGGCAGGAAGCGGCGTTCATCTACCGGACAAAAGCAGTTGCGGAAAAGTTCGGGCTTCCCAGGGTCGAGCACCATAAGACGGGAAAGAGCATAGCCTGTATCCAGGCGGCGACGGACAACAACCCGGTGCTGACCCCCGAGGCGATTGAAAGGATATTCCAGGACATTACTGATCCGGATGAGCTGATGATCCGCCGTTATGGAGTGTTCAAACAGATTTCCGGGCGAATCCATAAGAGCTACGACCCCTCGATTTGCTATCTCAAGATGGATCAGTATTTTCCGAACGGTGTCCCTTACGAGTGGGTACATGCGCGCGGGATTGATTATCATGAGTCGAGAAACCCGTGGAGCATTGGGTGGGTAAGTGCGTCACCACAGGATGAGTGGTTCTTGTGGCAGGAGTTTCACCCGGCGATTGACGGGCCGAACGCTTACAACACCTTTGAGATTGCAAAGGCCGTGGCGCGGAAGTCGGGCGATTACTATTACACCGTGAACCTGATAGACCCGCTGGCAAACAAGAAGCAGCCCAATACACTGTTCAGCGCAACGGATGACCTGAACAGATATTTCGACCAGCTCCGGAAGGAAGGCATGGGAACTCCCTGTTATTGGGAAGGCTGGGACACAAAGGGCACTACTGGAAGGGATGAGGTTGCCAAACGATTCAAGAACGCGGTCAGATGCGGAAAGCCCTTTAACAACAAGATAAAAGAGAGAGGACAGGTTAAGACGCTTCCTACTTTGTGGATAATGGATTGCTGTCCGGGGTTCAACAAGTCCCTGCTTAATTGGTCCTATGGCGAATGGCAGAGTTCGGGAACGATAATAATGAATGATCCGAAACCCGTCCCCCAGCAGAAAAACTCGCATGATTGCATGGTGATCGAATGCCTTGCGAAAGACCATAGATTGATGCATGCGGCCCATTTGATGCGGAACAGGCCGCCGATGCAGCAGCACAGAAGGGTGAGCGTGACAGGAAGATGAATGACTGAAAACCTCTTTTGCTCTGGACAGAAAAGGGTAACGCGATCTTACTCGGACGGCCATATAAGAACATTCAGGGGCTATCCGGCCATGAATGAGGACGTTAAAAAGATGATCAGGAAATGGATCAGGAAAGACGAGCCGGAGAAAGCCGCCCTGTTCTTTACCGAGAAATGCGGGCTTGATTCTGAATACGCGGGATTTTTGATCCGGGAGATTTACCGGGGCTATTTATGACCGAAACAGAGAAACAGGAAACCCTGAAGGATATAATGCGGCTTCACAAGCTCTGGATGGACGGCAAGAAAGTCGGGAATATCCAGGTGAATTATTTTCGCGGCGGCGTGACTTCTATCAATTTGAACGAGACAGTCAAGTTGGGCAAAGAATGAGCGAAGAAAACCAAGAAATCGAAAAGACCGACGAGTGCCCCGAGTGGCAGAAAGAACTCTGCGCCTACGTCATTTCCGAATGGCAGCTCGGCAAGCAATACTATTCGGAACTCGATGATCTCTATGATGACATTTACGCCATGATTCGCGGGGAGAGGCCGGAGAAAAATTACGACTGGCAGTCCAACGTCGTCATTAACAAGGTCTTTCAAATTGTCTGGACGGCGATTCCGTATATCTGTCAGAAGATTTTCGGGGCGGAGCCGATAATCGGCATCAAGTCTGCATACGACCAGAAAGGCGCAATCCAGAGGGAGAAAATCCTTGAGTTCTGGAACACCATGCAGGCACTTCCCGACAAGGACTTTGTGCCGTTCTTTCTCATACTCGTTCAGTGGGTATTGAGGGGCTTGCTCAACGGCGTGGGCATCCTCAAAAAAGGCTGGCATCAGAAACTTGAGCGCAAGACATTCAAGCTCGATGTCCCGAAGGGGTTCAATGAGGAAACGGGAGAGCAGGAGACGGAGCCGTTCGAGAAAACGGTTTCCATCCCCCTTGAGGATTGGCCCCGCAACAAGATCGTGAACAACAAGAATATCGTGTTCGACTGGCTATTACAGCCGGGGCAGAGCATCAGGGCGGGGCGATTCATAATCGAACGGGACGTTGTTGACCTGGATTCCCTGCGATCCAACAAAAGCTATTTTAACCTCGACATGATACCGAGAGATTCCAATCCGGCCTCGACCGAAGATGCAGAGGACCATTCGGAGAATAAATCGAAGGACGGCCTTGATTCTCCCCCGGCTTCCGATGTGTACACGGAAGTTGAAAGATATGAGCGCATGGGGCAGATCCCCGTTTACGTGGAGAAAGAGGATGGGAAATGGATACCCTGCCTGGACAAAGATGAAGATCCTGAGAAGTTCACCGTCAAGGAGATGATAATTACCGTTGCCAGAGTCGGCAACAAAAACGTGCTGATAGGGCTTGAGCCGAACAAGGCGGGATTCAAGAACTACATAGATATTCACATCTATCTTGATGAGGAGCGTTGGCAGTCTATGGGCATGATTGAGCCGGTCAAGGATTTGCAGACGGCTCTCAACGACAACATAAACGCCATATTCGATGAGATATGGCAGAACCTCATGCCCCCGGTTGTCGTCAATAAGTTTGCGCTATGGGATTGGGATACGATGCAGTACGCCCCGCAGCAAAGATGGCTTGTCGGCGGTCCCCCGGAGCAGTCCATTTTCTTCAAGGAACCCTCAAGGGTAACGGGCGACGCATGGCAGAGGCACCTGCTTTTTGATAGCGAGATCCAGCTTACAGGAGGCATCAACAATCCCGTACAGGGGATGGGCAAGGAGAAGGCAGCGACAACCAACGTCCTGAATGTCCAGATGAGCACGGGAAAACTTGATTTCCTCGTAAAGATGATAGAAGTGACGGGCTTGATCCCGAACGCGCAGATGGATATTTTATTCGCAAAGAAATTTGCACATCCAAAGACGCTGGCCGATATCGTGGGAGAGCCTTTTCGCTTCGGCGGGCCGGAAGAAATTTACAAGTACGTGCCTGCAGCTTCCTCCGTGAAACTCGACCAGCAGAAGGAAGTGGAAATCCAGCAGGACATGCAGTTGATGCAGGTGCTGGCACAGATTCAAAACCCCGGCGTTGCAAGGGTTATAAACAAGTTGATAGCAAATATCCTTCGCAACCGCAACATGCCGGAAGAAGCGAATTTGCTTGATGAGGATTTCTATGAGCCGACAAGCAGCGCGGGGAATGTCCAGATGCTTAACCGGATGATGGGCCGCGTACCTTCAAATGAACAGGGATTGTCCATGTCTAATTCAGAAAAGAACGTGCGCCGGCTGACGTTTGCAAGAGGCCAGAATGTCGGATAACAAGCCAAATACTCCCGACATGGGGATGGCACTAGCGTGGATGGTATTGTACGGGGAGGAGTTCGAGAGGACCCCCGACCCGAACAAGCCTGAAAATATGCCGTATTTCAAGGCTATGGCTAAAGAGCGGCGGGAGAAGTTGAGACGTTTTGTCGGTGAAGTCGGTAAGCCCGTGATTGACCTATGGAAGAAACAGTTGCGGGAGCAAAACCTGGTATTGCTGGCGACCCCGTACGACAAGATGTGTAACTGTCCGGCCTGTCTGTTATTGAGACAGGTAAAGCCGAAACTGGAAATGATAACGGAACTTGAGATGATTTTAGCGGAAGGCAAAACAGAATAATTAAATAGGGACACTCAGCGAGTCTGAAGCCCGGTTGAACGCATAAGCGTTGCCGGGCTTTTGTTTTTAAAAACCAAAAAAAAGGAGAAAGAAAATGCCAGATCCCCAGGATACCACTCAAGACCCGGCCCTGGACAATCCGAATCCGCAGGACAATCCGCCTGCCGATCCGCCGGTTGACCCGAAGGCTAAACCGTTTACACCCGAGCAGGAGCAATATTTAGGCTCATGGTTTGGAAGGATTGTTTCAAAGCAGATTGAGGATAAAGTTCTTCCAATGATTAAGGAGCATCAGCCGCCGCCTCGACAGTCGGTTGACCCAAGTTCCGATCAGGTTAAGCAGTTTAACGATGAAATTATTAATCAGCTCCTTACCGATCCGGTAACTGCATTTCAACGGCTGATGCAGGTTCACGAAAACGCAAAAACCATCTTGTCGAAAGACAAGACTACAAAACTTCAGAAGGCGTACACGACCTATGCGGAACAGCCGCTTTACAAGGAAGTGTTCGATGAGATGAAGCAATTCGCGGAAGCCGCCGTGAAGGAAGGATACCCGCCCGAAGCCGCAGCGGAATATGGGTATTACAAGGCGAAGGCAAACTACTTTGAGCGTGAAAAGGGCGGCGGTGGCGGAGATGATGAAGGAAGTTTCGGGAACATGGGCGGCGGCATTAACAAGAAGGAAAAGAAAAAGGCCCAGCTTCCCGAGCGTTTCAAGGACGCGGCAAGAAGGGATATTGCGGCAGGAATTTTCAAAGACGAAGCGGAATACATTAGTTCGCTTCACCCGAGCATACGGCAGCAGTACGGAATTTAGGAGACCCCTTTGGCAAGGACAAGGACTCCATCGAATAATTACGAGGCGAACCGCGTATCTTGTAGAAGGTGCGGGTTCAAGGGATGCAAAACCGACAGGGATAGGACAACCGGCAGCGGAAGCGGTCTGGTGTACACACCAATAACCCATACAGCGGCAACGGCCCCAGATGATCCCACGGTAGTAGCAGGATGCCCCCAATGCGGGACATTTTCTTACTTAACCTGGCAAAAATAAACAGGAGGAACAGATTATGAGAGTTGTACGCGATCTTATGGTCGGCAACGGCCCTGTTCCCTTCGACATCTGGTACAACGGCGACCTTGCCGCAGATTCAACAACCAAGCGGTACAGGGGCTCCCTGTGCAAGATCATGGACTACGACGATATCGACCATGGCGTATTCGTGACCTTTGGGGGCCTTACTACGGCCTTGGAGAACGTCTGCGGGATTCTCGAAGAGGAACACGGCACTTCCGGCAATTATCTCCCTGACGATGCGTCCTACGCGGTGCAGCGCAGGAAAATGACCCCGATATTTCCGTCTACCGTCATCCGGGCCGAATATGCCCAGAAGGATGCGGCCGGCACGGATAATAGGCTTTCCGGTCTCACCGGGAGCGCAGCCGGCACAAGTCTTGCCATATCCATCACCACGGATGACACATTTATCGGCGGCTGGATTTACTTCCTTACCGGATCGAATGCCGGATACCTGCATTATGTGACGGACAACAGCACATCGGCCCTGACCGTTTCGGCACTCGCCAATGCGGTTGCATCCGGGGACTATGCGCTGGCGATCCTTCCGCCGGTTTGCAGACGGTGTGCTTTCGATGCCACCTATACCGGTCTCAAATCCATTGTTGATGACAATTCCCTGAGCAATACCATACTCGGAATCGAACATTGGATTTCGGCTCCCGGCGTAGGCATGACCAAGCTGGACAGAAATATTCACAACGGTTTGAAGATCGAGAACGCAAAATTTTACCACGATTTCGTTATTCCGGGGGTGAAACACGCCTTCGCTAGCGGAATCACAACTTCATAAGGAGGTAATCAGAGATGAGTAATGCAAGAGGAAGTATAGCGATCTCTGAAAATTTTGGCGACCTCCTTGATGCGAGGTTCCGCAAAATTTTCCAGAGCGAGTTCAAGGAAAGAATCAACGAGAGTATGATCCCGCTGCTCTTTAACGTAACCCCCGTTACCGGCCCCGATTACAGGGTTTCCGGCCTGGGCGGGCTTTCCGACCTCCAGGACTTTGACGGGCAGATCAGCTACGACACCATGTCGCAGCTCTACGACAAGACCTTCGAGTTTCCCGAGAAGGCTCTTGGAATCAAGGTGGAGAGAAAATTATACGATGATGACCTGTTCGGCATCATGGACCAGCGCCCGAAGGGCCTTGCAATTTCGGTTGCACGGACCCGCGAGAAGAAAGCCGCTGCGATGTTCAACGGCGCCTTTACCGGCACGGACGGCGGCGACGGCGTGTCCCTGTGCAACGACAGCCATCCTTATTCGCCGGATGACCCGACTACGCAGGACAATAGTGGGACGTCCGCGCTTTCTCCAACTGCAGTTGAGGCAATACGCAGGATCGGCCTGACCAGCATTTTCAACGACAGGGGCGAACTGGCAGATGTCAATTACGATACCCTGCTTGTTTCTCCGGCAAATGAAGAAGCCGCGTGGGAGATCATCAATTCCACGGGCAAGGTTGACACGGCAAATAATAACTCCAATTTCCACAAGGGCCGCTACAAGCTGATCGTGTGGAATCGCCTGACCGACGGTAACGATTGGTTTTTTCTGGATTCCGTTCTCGCCAAGATGTTCTTCTACTGGTTTGACCGGATAAAAGGTGATTTCAATTATGACCGCGATTTCGACACGATGGTAGCAAAGTGGAGCGTGTACGAAAGGTACAACTGCGGCTTTGCGGATTGGCGGGGAATCTACGGAAACAAGGTGACTTAAATCAATACAGGAATGGCGGGGATAACCCGTTAAAGTCCCCGCCTTTTCCTAACCGGGCAATCGAGAGTGCAATCCTCTCAGGCATCTCATGACGGGGTAACGACAGGGAGATGTTCCTAATAAGGAGAATAGTTATGGGACTTACTAATTTCCCCCACGGGATTACCAGCTTTGGAATCCCTGTATTTGGAGGCTCACAGGACATAAGCGGCAAGACGTGGTTTGTCGATGGAAACTTGGGTTCTGACGGCTACGAGGGGACCGAGAGAGAGAAACCGTTTAAATCTTTGGCAAAGGCTCTGGCCGTAAGCCATGCCGACATAGGCAATTCCGCGCAGAGGCATTGGGCGAGAAGGAACACAATCCACATCTTCGGCGATTCGCTTACCGAAGACCTGACCGCACTCGCGCAGAAAACCGACATTATCGGATGGGGTACTTGCGACGGGCTCGGCCCAGCACGCATTTACGGGAACCATGTCATAGCCAATACGTCTTATCCCGGTTGCCGTTTCTTCAACGTGGCCTTTGCAGATGCCGATGCGCTTGGAACAATTTTCACCGCTACATCGTATCAGGCGGGACTTGAGTTCCACGGCTGCGATTTTCTCGCGGCCAGCGGTGGCACCACGGCGATAGGACTCCTTGCCACGGCGGTAACGGCGCTTAAAGTAAAAGGATGCCGTTTCCTGGGCTCATGGGGGTCGGCTACCGGCTTCTCTACTGCGGCCATTAGCTTGGGTGCGGGTGCCGGCCTGAACACAATCATCGACAATAACTTCATTGAGAATCCCCATGCGACCGGACAGGGGATTATCGTAAACGCAAGCAGGTCGGGCGGGGGGTCATATATCTCCCGAAATTACCTCCAGACTGTCGGCGGTATCCCCATTGATGATGATTCCGATACGTTTATGGTCATCGACAACAGGTGGATTACCAACATTGACTGTGCCACCTACACGGCGGGATTCGATTTCAATCTGAAACTGGCATCGGGGAATCTCCAGACCGGCGGCAATGCGGGCGATCATGATGCCGTACCGCATATTCTCAACACATAATCTTAACCGGGGGAGGCTTCCGGGCCTCTCCCAATTTTAAAAGGGGAAGCTCATGCAAAGGAAACCTCGAAAGGTTCAGGGGAGAACAAAATCCAGGTTCGATATGGTCTATGCCTCTCCCGAGCAGATACGGGAAGTAAAAACGGAAATCAATCAGCTAACCCGTATGCTTAAAGGTAAACAAATAGAAAGGGGCGTGTTCGGGAGGGCGGACAAGATCCAGGACAAGGACGCGATCCTCCAGGAGATCAGGCAAAAGGAAAAATTCTTGGAGACATATGAGCCCAAGAAACTCAGGGGCGAAGCGGCAAACAAGGCTTATGCCCGCGCCAAGGAGCTTGAGGAGAAAATCAGCGAGTGCCTTCAGGGTTCGAAGGATTATTTCCAGAAGTATGCGGACAAGGGCAAAGACGGACTGGCCTTTGACCGGGCAGTCGATCACGAAATGCGGCTGATGAAGGACAAAAAATATAAGCAGATGGTTAAGGAGTTTAGGGCCATCATGCGGCAACTGGACCCTGATAATCCTACTCTCGGGAATCTTGAACGCTTCAGGAGATAAAGTGAGCACTACGACAATCAAAGAAAACATCCTTCGGAACCTGGGCGAAGGTGCCTACGTCTCAGACTCGACCGCATTAACCAATGCGCTCAGGTGGGCCAATCGCGGCTTGAGCACTATCAACCTCCGGTACAGGTTCAAGCATCTCCTGACCAAGAGCATCTTCAGGACCGCCGTGGGACAGGCTACCTACCAGGCACCCGCCGATTTTGTCGGCTTCCTGATAATGAAAGATGAGTCCAACGACAGGCCGATGGACCAGGTCACGCCCGAAGAAATCCAGAGGATAAGCGGTTCGAAACAGGTCACGGATGAATCATTCACGTCTGATTTTGATACGGCCGTTGCATTGGCGAACACCGCCATAGTCCAGTTCAGCGAGACCGTGACCAACACGGCCGGGACAACGATCTACACGAAGGATTCCGACTACACGATGGACTACGAGGACGGGACAATAACGGTCCTCTCCACCGGGCTCATGTCGGATGCCACTGAATACTATATAGATTACGTTCACAAGACGGACAGCAAGCCGGAAAAGTTCGCAATCGAGTATGACAGCACCAATAAAAGGTATGTGTTCAGGATGGAGCCGGTGCCGGATGCCGTCTATGTGTTCAGCATCCTGTACCCGGCTTTCCCCTCTGCGCTCTCCGGTTCCGTTGACCCGATATGGGACAAGCTTGAAGTGTGCCTTGAGTCCTGGGGAACATGGCTCGGTTCGCTTGAGTTGCTAACAGACGATCCGCAGAGACGCGCAGAGTTTCAGGCCATTGCCGAAAACGACCTGCAGGCGCTTATACAACAGGATCAGGACCTTATTCCGAAGCAGGCGACTATCCCGATTCGAATGAGACGGAGCGATCACAGGGGCTGAGTATGGCAAAGCAATCAATCGGCCATTGCATATATGGGGTTGACTACAGCGTCCCCCCTCATTTGCTCCCGCCAGGATTTTTGGCAGACGCAAGGAATATCCTTCCTACGGCTTCCGGGCTCCCGCGAGGGCGTAATGGAAGCGTGAGACTGAACAGTACTAAACTTATCTCACGCATTACATCCCTGCATGAGTTCCGCAGCGGTACTGATATCCGTAATCTTTTAGCATCTTACGGAACTAAAATTGCCTATTACGATTCAGGAGGCGGTGAGCTTGTTGATTCAATTACCGGCCTGACCGCGGGCAAGATGCTTCAATGGGTGAACTTCGCGGGGAAGGCGATATGCGTGAACGAGGGGGCCGATGCCCCTCAGTATTGGACTGATTCCTCCACAAACGGGGCTTTGGGCGGCTCTCCCCCGAACGGCAGGACGATTGCCGAATGGTCTAATAGGTTGTGGTTCGGCGGGGATTCAACGAACGTCGCTACCCTGACCGGAAGCGCCCTTAACGACCCGGAAGATTATTCCAGTTCAGGGGCGACAGGGAAATTTACCGGCATTGTCGGCAGTTCGAAAGACCCGATAACGGGAATATTTGGGTACTTCGATATGCTGGTTGTCGGCAAGTTGAACGCGCTTTTCAAGGTTGTCGCCTCAGTAGGCTATCCCACAACTAATGCGGAAAACCTGGAAATTCGCCCTGTTTATACGAAGGACGTAGACGGGACAGGCTTCACTTCGCCGTGGGCAATTACCCAAGTCGGTAATGACGTTATCTACCTTGACGGGTACGATATAAAGCGGCTTTCCGGCATTGAACAGTTCGGAGACGTTGAAACGGCTTCTGTAAGCCCGCATTTCAGCGAATACCTGAAAAGCATCGTGCATAAGGATTATCTCAAATACACGCAATTCTTTCATTATAAGAAGGCGCAGCAGATTTGGATAAGCATCCCCACGGGAGCGGCAACTCATTACGTCTTTGTCCTTGATTATCAGTTCAAACAGGCCACGGGGAGATATTCATTTTTCCCTATATACGGGCTGGAAATCACTTCCTTTGCAGGAGTAGAGGACGGTTCAGTTCAAAACATTTATGCCGGGTTTGAAGATGGATGGGTAAGACGACTTGACGTTGGCAACGATGATGACGGTTCCGCGATAGACAGGCATTTCGTTACCGTAACCTCGGGAAACAACCCTGAGAATGAAGTAATCAACAAGCATGAAGTCAGGAAGCAATTCCAGGCAGTTGAAACATTTATAAAGCCTGACGATACGTTGGACATGACGCCGTATTACGCCCTTGACCTGATGGACGACGCGCAGATCAGGGATGCAACTAATTACACGGCGCTTTCATCCGAAACCGTCAGCTCATGGGCGGGGACAGGGACAAAGAGGAAGCGCATAAGGCTTTTCGGGATAAGCGGCAAGACGTTGGCCTTGAAATGGCGGCACAGCGCAGTAGCGCAGAACTTCACGTTCTATCCGTCCGAAGTGCATTATGGAGAAAAGGGCAGCAATGAATTCTACTAATCACAGGGAATTGCTCAAAGAGGAAGGCCTGACGGATGAGCAGATAACCTATGAGGAAGATATCAAGTTTGAAAATGAACTTGGTTTCTTCTCCTATAAAATTGTGCGCGGCTATCCGTTCCTGACTCATTTCTACCTGAAGAAAGACAAGCGGGACGGTTTCAATTTTATCAAACTGTATCATGCCTTCAGACGTGAGATCGTGAGGGCGGGATACGTGGACTTTATAGCGGAAGTGCCGCCGGGAAAAGAGTATTTCGGGAAATTCATCGAGGGATGCCTGGGCTGTCCAGAACCTTACGTGGAATCAAACGGGAGTAAATTTTATCTGGTCCGAGTGAGGTACACATGAGGAAAATATATAACCGAATCATGATCGACATTGAATCAGGGAAAATCCTTGAGGAAGAAAGCTATTTCTATAGTGGCCCCTTGGCTGAGTGCAAGGGAAATGTCACCAATGTCGCCCCTGAAAAGACGGAAACGGAACAGGCGATTGACGCGGCCTATCTGAAATACCTTCAGTCCATGCAGGACCGGCTCGACAATCCTGAAGCGTACAAGACCGACATCGAAAAGATGATGGATGAGTATGGCGTTCAGATAATGCAGCACTATATGGAGAGCATCCCAGAGCAGGAAGCGTACAATGAAAAGATGATGGAGTACATGACGCAGTTGATTGACTATAACTCTCAACAGCTTCAGAACGCCAAGACCGTTGAGGAACTCGCTTCCTATACCGGAGAGCTTACGACCGAAGAAAAGTCGATGCTCGACCAGATTGCCCAAAACTCCATCGACAAAATAAAATCGACGGTCAACGAGGAAACCGCCGACATTGTAAGTGCGAAAATAGCGGAGCTTGTTGACAAGGGCGTTCTCGACAGCACAGTGGGGCAGAACCTCTTGGGGGATATAGCGGAATCGGCGATTGAAGCTATTGCACAGGGGACAACGGATGTTGAAACGGCAAGGTTGGCTCAAGAACTCAGCATCCAGCAGACGAACAAGGACCGGGCCTTGAATTGGGCCAATTACGGGCTTAATTCGCAGCAGATATTGAGCAACATCGGACAATCGAATTACGCAACGTTGCAGAGTCCGCTGATGAACGCCTCTAATATCGCCCAATATTCAGCGGGATTGCAGAATCAGTATAGCAATACATTATCCAATATGCTTGGCGCGGGGTTGTCATCCAGCACTTCCGGGTACAACACAAGATACCAGGCAGCCACGCAACAGGCTATTGCAAATGCCCAAAATAAAACGGCGCAGTCAAGCTCAATGTGGGCGGCGGGAGGCACGGCCGTTGCATCGGCAGCCCTGATAGCGATAGCCGTCTAGGCAGGAAGGATCGGCATGCAGGACAAAATAGCTTCCACAAAAGAAAATTTAAAGCGGGAAATCGGCGCGGCACGCAATCCTGTTTTGATGTGCAGTTTCGGGAAAGACTCCCTTACGATTCTCCATCTGCTCCGGTCAATGGGGATAAATATCCCAATCCTGTTCTGGCGGGAACATGGCCAGAATAAGAAATATGAGTTTGCCGACCTGCTCATTCACTTATGGGACTTGAAGGTTTATGACTATCCCCCGTCCGCCGTGGACATAGTTAATCTTGGAGACAAGTTCGACGGGATAGGGTTCAGGAGTTTTGGCAATACGGCCCTGGTGTACGTGGCGATAGAGCTTCATCCACCCACGGATGAGATGTTTTCCTGCGCTATCGAGGAGATTTTGAACAAGCCGACGATCCCGACGTTCGACTACAAATGGGACTTGACCCTGAGCGGACATAAGAGCGGCGACATAGACCCAATCCTAGGAGAAATCCCGCTTAAACACGACAAGGTGCAGTTCGGGACAACGACCGTTTTCTATCCTCTGAGGGATTGGACGGATGCCGAAGTCTGGCAGTACATAATCGAGAACAACGTCCCGTATGAGAAACGGCGGTACGATGCCAATAACGGGTTCAAGGAACGTGAGGACAAGACGTACAACAACAATTACCATTTTGCCTGTACCGCCTGCCTGAATCCCGGAAACGGCGCAAAGGCATGGTGCAGGCTGATGAATAAGGAAATAGAGAATATCGGACACACAATAGACTATGCCGGGAAGCTGAAAATTTACAAAGCCCTGAGCGACTATATTGATTATGGGAAAAGGGAGGTGTGACAATGCCTTACGGCCCGTATGACTCGTTTACGAACAATTTTTTCAATACTCTGATGATGGGCTTGAAATTTGGAGACCGCAGAACCCCAGAAACGTCAGCGAATCAGGAAATCATGAAGCAGGCCATTGAAATGGCGCAGGCGAATGCCAAAGAGGGTATTGCACCCCAATTCCAGTTTGAACAGGTTCAGGCACCCGGCGGCAGGCAGGCGCTCCGCATGACTGAGGACTCAACGGGCCTATATAATATGCTTGGCGGGGAGGCCAGCGTCCGGGGGTATGAGGCGCGGGCCGCTCAGGAGATGCAGAAGTTAGAATTCAATCAGAAGATGACGCTCTACGATAAGACGGACAAGGCGTTTAATTACCTCAAGGAGATTTCCGCGAATGAGAATATCTCCCCCGATGTGAAGAAATATCTGAGGGATTCTTTTGTAACAGCCGCCGGCAAGGTCGGGGTTGAGTTGGGGGATGTGAGTAGCGTGAACATTGAGGAGCTGGAAGGCAAGTGGAGGGACGGGCAGGTGAATTTAGTCGGCAAGCTCTTTGATCAGTGGAAAAGCGATCCTACGCCCGACAACGAATCGTTTTTTCTTTCCGCGCTCTCACGGGCCAATAAGAACGCTGTGGACAAGGATGTTTGGAAAACCGCGTACACCACTATGAAAAGCGAGATTAGCAAGCGGCCTTACCAGATCGGTCAGGTAATCCCAGCTCAGAGGGAAGGCAATTTATTTGTGACCAGGCAGGTCACGGGGTACGACAGTAAAAATATGCCGGTATTCAGAGAGATTGCAAGGTCGCCGATCAGGGAAGGAAGTCCTGAAAAGGAAGCACTGGATAGAGAAAGCAAATATGATCTTATAGTTAATCGCAAGCTCAGGAATTATTTCGGAACTGCCCCACAGATTAACAATCTGACGGGTGAAACCGTGTATCCCGTCAATCCTGAAACGGGGAAAGCGGCCACTCCACAGGAATATCAGGCGAAGGCCAATCAATTCTATTCGGAAGCGGCAGGAGGAAAAAACAAAGCGGCATCTGTACAGAAAATTCCGGGCGGGTACAGATCGGCTGACGAAGTGAAGGCGGCATATCAAGCGGGGACGCTTTCGAAAGCGGCAGCGGCAACACTTTTAAGGAAATTTTTCGGGATGCAATGAACGCATTAGATTTTCTTGAAGACAAAAAGCAGGGGATAAGTGCAGAGTCTTTTCTCGAAGAAGAAAAGCCGTTCATCTCCGCCGTTGAAAATCCCATTGTCGGCCTGGGTGAAACCGCGCTCGGTACGGCAAGCGATATCGTGCAAATGGGTGAGACGGCCGTCAAGGGACTGGTCGGCCTTGCCCGATTCCCCTTCACGGGAGCTAAGGGGGCCGTATCTGAAAAACCTGTTCTCCCCACTTATGAACCCAAAACCTCATGGGGAAAGGCGGGAATGGAAGTCGTTCGCTATCCGTTCAAGCTCCTGTCTGATGCCGGTGAGTATTGGGGCGAGGCGGCGCGGGAGAAAATAGGCGGTGATACAGGGGCGGCGGTAGGGGCGAATATCTATGCCGCTTTCAATATGATCCCCTTTCTGTTCGGCAGGGGCAGGGCGAAAGTCTTGGACCGTGCTGTTGAGAAAGTCCAGAAGGGAACTGAGCCGCTTACGAAGGCGGAAAACAACGCGCTTCAGGGGGCGCTCAACAGGGTACAGCGGGAGATAAATAAAGGAAAGCTCCCTAAAGCGGAACCTCTTGTTCTCGATGATACCTTCTCAAAATATCAGGAAGGAATTGATAGAACCCTTGAGGGCATGAAGGCAGATGAATATCTTGCCCTACCTGCCGGACAGGGATTCACATTATCAAACAGATTTGCTGCAGAGGCCAAAACAGCCCCGCGCGCCTTGCCTGAAGCAAGAGTTGAAGCACCTAAACAATTACCTGCCGGACAGGGGTTTCAGCTACAGGAATCTCAGGCAAATATGTACTTTGACCAGCTCCGCGAATCAGTAGGGCGGCTCGATCTCACGAAAGCGGAAAAGGCAAAGCTTAAACGTAACATAGAAACAGAACGAAAATATCAGTTAAACAGAATCCAGCAATCACAGATGGATGAAGCTGTTGGTAATGTCGATCAGGCATTTGAGGATAGATTCCCGAAAGTACCCAAGGAACTTGAAGGAGTAACTTTAACGTCCTTCCCCGGCGGCCTAGGAGAATACTGGAACAAATTAAAACAGACAAAATTCGGGAAGTCCTTTGTTGAGTTCTGGAAACCTACGGCTAATCTTCCGGAGAGCGAAGCGTATTTAGGCCAGAGATATAAAGCCCTAGGTGATGTCGGCAGGGTGGAAAGCGTAGTTGAAAGGGTCTGGAATCGCACAAAAGACCTTCCTGATAATGTGAAGCGGGATATGTTCAGGTTCCTGGATGGGGAAATCAGCCTTGAATCACTACCAAGAGGAAACAGGTCTCTTGCTACAGCCCTGAGAACCACAAACAATATAATCGGGCAAATGCTGGTCAAGCGCGGCTTACTGGATGAAAGGACGTTTGAGGCAAATAAAAGCCAGTATGTCCGGTATGTATATCTGAAGCATATCTTAGGTGATGATGTTCCGATCCGGACAGGAAAGGGCGGCAGGCTTGACCTTTCTTATCTGAAGCAGAGGAAGGATTTAACTGCGGAACAGCGTAAGGCAATAGGCCTTGTGGAGAATGTTTCTGTTGCACAGCCGATGGGGATGTCCCGGTCTCTTTCCGATATAGCTAAATTCGATTTCATGCGGAAGATATCAGAAAATCCGAATTGGGTATGGACTCCTTCCGTTGTTGAGTTTGAGGGCCAGAGATGGGGCATAGGCAAACTTGCTGAAGAAGTGGATATTCAGCGCAAGGTGGCGAAGCAAGCTCCTGATGTTCCCGAAGTCCAGGCGCGGCTCAGACAGCTTGAAGGCGCATTGAATCAAGCGCAGAACCAGACAAGGAATGTCCCCGCAGATTTCAGGCAGCTTCCAAACTCAAAAGCTTACGGCCCACTTGCCGGGACGTTTGTAAGAAAGGAAATCTACAACGATATAAAGCCTGTCTGGTCCGGATTCTCGGAAGCAGGGCAGGTATCCAAGCTGGTCAATGCCGTTCTGGATATTGAAACAAAAGGCATGGCGGCTTTCAAAGTAGGTAAAGTGGCACTCAATCTGCCCACGGTTTCCCGTAATGTCGTGTCAAATATCATTCAGTTGAACATGAGCGGGATACCTCTTCAGGAGATCCCCAAATGGATGATTAGGGCCGCCGAATCCATGAAGGCGAAAAACAAGTATTTTGTCGAGGGGAAACGAAATGGCCTGTTCAAGACAAATTGGGCTGAGGGGGAAATAAGCGAAGTCCTCAAGACTGTTCGTCAGATGGAGGGTTCAGGACTCGGCGTGCTGGAAAAGGTCGGGCAGCTCGCCAAATACTATGGCAGGATTGATGATTTCTTCAAGCTCTCAAAATTTATAGAAATGCGGGAGGCGGGTTTTGACGTAAGCAAGGCTACAATCGAAGCTCAAAAATGGGGAATGGACTATTCCCTTGTTGACCCTTCGATTAAACTGGCGAGGCGTCACGTTATTCCGTTCGGTTCCTATACTTATAAAATTGCCCCCCTGGTTGCGGAATCGCTTTCCAAGAACCCGTTGGTCCTGGGGAAATACGTTGCGATACCCTATCTGATGTATGAGGCGGCGAAAGCAAACCTGAAACTGACGGATGAGGATTGGAAGAAACTCAAAAAGGAACTGCCCCTGTTCATTAAAAAGAACGAATCATATGCAATACTTCCTTGGAAATCGCCAGAGGGAAACGCTCAGTGGGTAAACCTGGAATATTTTTTCCCGGCACAGCAATATCTAGCTTTGGGGCGCGATGTAAAGCAGGGGAACTTCGGTGAAATCGTAGGTGATGTAGGCGTGGGTAATCCGTTCATGGATATTTATACTGTTGCAAAAACCATGCGCGGTGATGCCCCTCCTAAAGACCCCTTTACCGGAAGGGAGATTTATAACCGCCTTGACCCTGCGGCGGATAAGGCCCTGAAAACAGCCGAATGGCTCTATAACAAATGGGCCCCCACGATGCTTACTAGGACAGGCGCGGCGGGATACACGGCAAGGGCCGTCACGGGGCAAGAAGACAGGTATGGCAGGAAGGTTACTCCCGGACAGGCGGCGGGAAGATGGTTCGGGGTTAATATTGTAGCCCCTTCGCCAAAACAGTCTGCCATTGAAATGAGATCGCAGATGAAGGAGCTCACCGGCTCGCTTGCTCGGATAGTTGCCGATCCTACTGTTTCTCAGGAAAGGAAAAAGGCAGCTATTCAGGAGTTTCAGAAACAGCTTCAGGAGATACGACAATGACCACCTACAACGAAGAAAGGGACGGCAAGGACATCCGGTGCAATGACGAGGAAATCAAGTGTAATAACGAGGATTATGATTGTTGCGGGAACTGGATATTTGACAAGGAGGTGCATGAATAATGTCGTTTACAAAAGTAGTTTTGACCGGAGCTAGTATAGCCATTAAGGCGGGCTGGACGGTTTTTAATAATCTTATAGACGACCTCCTGTCAACCGCTTCCGGCAAAGGTGCCTCCCAGATCGGTATCCAGGACAGCGCAGGTAACTTGGACGCGGCCAACGTCGAGGATGCCCTTGCCGAAATCTGTTCTGATCATTCCTACGCAAAAACGCTCTCGGAAATGTTCGCGGAAGATTCCGCAACAACCGTGGGCCTGACCTGGGGACACACGGCCGGGACGGTAAGGTTCGATAATACCATTACGGACGTTGTTGCCGGCACAATCTCTCTGACTGACGACGCGACAAATTATATTGAAATCCAGGCTGACGGGACCATCTCCCGCAATACAACCGGGTTCACTTCCGGCAGGATTCCTATCAGGGTAGTCGTATGCGCGGACGGTGAACAAACATCTTCTACCGATAAGCGATCCTGGTTTCAGTCGTGGGACGTTCCGCTTCCTGTTGTCAAGGGCGGGACGGGGCAATCTTCCTTTACCGACGGACAGATTTTAATCGGGAATACCACTGGGAACACCCTGACTAAAACGACCCTGACGGAAACGGCGAACGAAACATCAATAACTAATGGTGCAGGTTCTATTACCATAGGAATAGCCGACAATGTGATTGTTCCCGTAAGCCTCACGGTTCCGAACGATGGGCTTCATCTCCTTGATACTGACGCTTCTCATGACTTGATAATCAAGCCGGGGAGTGATTTGACAGAGGACAGGATACTTACCATTACAACGGGCGATGCCGCGAGAACCCTGTCCGTTGAGGCGGATTCGGCTGTAAACCAAGACCTGACCACGGATGCCAACGTACAGTTTGGAACGGCAACCCTCGGTAATTCCGGCCTTCACTTGCTTGATACTGACGCTTCTCATGACTTGATAATCAAGCCGGGGAGTGATTTGACAGAGGATAAGACCCTGACTATCACGACAGGGGATGCCGATAGGGGCATTACAGTTACAGATACCGGAGTCGTAATGCTGGGCGACGGTGGGACAACTAAAGCGTGGTTCTATGTGGATACAGCACCTACGGGATGGACGATAGACAACACCCCGGCGGATGCCCTTCTTGCAGTCAAGGGCGGCTCCGCAGCTTATAATGCAGAAGGAGGAACGCAGCAAGGGACATGGACTCAGCCGAATCATACTCACAGTATTCCGGGTGGGAGTGGCATTCAGGAGCAAAGCAGCCTATATAGGCTCACAGCATTGACAACCGGAGGGGGTGCTACTGAAAACACCTGGCGGCCGCTCGCGCAGGTCGGGATAATTGCGGTTCTGGACGCATTAAGTTAAGGAGTGAAAAAAAATGAAATGCCCTAATTGCAACCAAGAGACGAAGAAGCTAACGCGTACTCAGCAAATGGTTCACAACGTTCATATTGTTGAAGGAAAGGTTATAGTTGACACGGAACACAGCTATTCGGAGTTTATTTCCTGCCCCCTGTGCAACTTCAAGATCGGCAATTCCAAGAGTAAAGTCCAAGCTATCGTGGAGGCTGAAACATGATGGATAAGACCTGCAATTATAAGGATTGCCGATTACATGACCTTCTGGGCGGTGAACCAAAGGACTGTCCCAACTTTATCGAAACTTGGTGAAAGCCACTAGAGGGGCAGGCGAAATTAGTCCAAGACTGCGCTCCTAAGCGTACCCTCTTGATGGTTCAGGAGCTTTACAATCAACAGGTCCGCTTGCAGAAAGCTCAGGAACAGCAGAGGAACGAATCACAAAAGATAATGGGAGTGTTTGAAGAACTGATTTCCCATGCCAAGCAGAGGCAGTTAAAATTAACCTGATGATTTAACTCCGGGACGCTCTGAAAACAGAAGCCCGCTTAGTCCGATTCAGGACAGGCGGGTTTTTATATTTTAAGAACAAGGAGGATTGAAAAATGTCAAGGAAGATAGCGCCAATCACGACTCAGAAACTTTTTAACAGCGAGTCCATATCCGCAAGCGGTTCCTCAATCTCGGATGCGATAGATTTGCGGCTGATGGCCCCCAACGGCATATTTTCAATCCAGTATGCCGTCTCAGGCGATGGAACGGCAAAGTTCGAATACAAGCTTTGCTCTACCGAAACCGGGGATTTCGTAGAACCATCGGGGGCCTCGGATATCGCATCCAGCATTACGAAAAATTCCGGGCCGGGAAGCGACGGGAAGGATATCGTAACCTTTCAGCCCGAACTTGCCCCCTTCCTGAAAATAGCGGTCACTGAAACCGGTGGAGCAAACAGCATTACAGTTTCTCTCTGGTTGAACACCCAATAAGGAGAACGGGAAATGAAAAAGATTTTAACCATACTGACAGCCTCCCTGCTGTTGATTTTCAGTTCTACCGCCCATGCCGCGCCCTTCGGCTGGAATACCTTCCGATCAGCTCTGTTGAGCGGGAAATACGGCGCATCGTTTACAACCGAGACTGTGACGAAACAGCTCTTTTCTGCCGCCACAGAACTGACCATATCGGGCGGGGCAGTTACTGTGACCCAGACAGCCCACAGGATTGACACCCAGGGGGACGCCGCAAGCGACGACCTGGACACCATAAACGGCGGCTCTGCGGGCCAGATGCTTTTCATCCGGGCTGACCATGCCGACCGCACCGTTGTTGTAAAACACAATACCGGGAACATCCTTACCGGCGGCTCGGATATTTCGCTGACGGATACAAACAAGTATCTGTTGCTCATGTACGATGGAACCCTGAGCAAGTGGGTAGTCGTAAGCGGCGGCGGCGGCTCTGGAGATATGACCAACCCCATGACCACCGCGGGCGATATAATCGTTGGCGGGGCAGACGGTACTCCGGGGAGACTTGCCAAAGGAGCAAATAACTCCATCTTTGGAGTCAACAGCGCGGGGATACTCGGATATTATACATCCATCTTGATAGACAACTCTGCAGCTCAGTTTTATGACGCCACAACCCCGACGAAACTTATCAAGGTTTCCCCGGTAAACGTCACGGCCACCAAAACCTTCACGTTCGCCCCTTATGTCACAGACGATGTGACCCACAGCCCGACCATAACCAGCTCTTATATTGACTACGGGGGCCTCGGCCTTATCACCACAGGAGTCATCAAGGGCAGAATCAATATAGTCGCCGATGCCGACGGGAGGACCATCGGCGGGGTAACAGAAATAACCGGAACCTTGCACCTTGCTACCGGGGCCGGGACGTGGACGCTTCCGGACAGAGATTCCTCGGCCGGGGTCGGGCAGAACCTTTGCCTCTATTCCACAGGGGACAATGCTGTTGTCCTAGATCCTGACGCAGAGGACAAAATCAGGTACAACGGGACGCTCGGCGGGGCGGGGAAGTCTTTAACCAGCGCGTCACAGGCGGGTAATTTCGTATGCGTTGTGCTTACCGATTACGACGGAGACATAGCCCACTGGACCACATTTGGAGTTTCCGGGACCTGGACCTTGGAGGAATGAGCATGAGAAAACTTATCCTTATCCTCTTTTTGCTCTTTGCCCTTCCTACGCTCGTTTTTGGTTGGATGAACGTAACGACGGTAGGGGGAGGGGTGGGGGCAACTCCATCCAATCCCTGCTCAAGCGCCACGGCCACTTACGCCTTTGCGTACACCGGAAATCACGCTTCCGGGGCGGGATATGCAAGAGGGTTTGCAAGTACGGGGAGGTTAATAGGCTGCGGATATAATGATCCGCCTTATGGCGGAAGTACTTGTACAAATATGCTTGTTGCTAACAACACATTCTCAAACTTTGCCTCTGCTGACTCGGCTACAGATCAGCTTGGGATTTATTGTCATGAGCAGGCTACTTGCACAGGGATAACTTATATGTCCTAAACGGAACTTGAGTTGACAGCGGCGGTCTGTGCCCTCCCGGATATGCCGGGTTTAAGCCACTAGCTGCTCATCCAGATTCTTCTCCGTGAACAACCTTTTCCCATCAGTGAAAGTCTGCATGGGGGTTTTCCCTTGGCAGCGCTTTCCCTGGTGGGTCCTTTCCAAATTGTACTTCCTCATATATTCATCGAGATCGATTTGCAAGGTTTCGATATCCCGATATACCTTTTTGCGGAAAGCCACCCTGTAGAACTCGTTTAAGATGGTCTGGTGGACCCTCTCGCAAATACCATTGGTCTGCGGACTTTTGGCCTTGGTCTTCGTATGCTCTATTTCATTGAGTTGCAGATATAGCTCATACGGGTGCTTGTCTGGAGCACCGCAGTACTCCGTGCCGCGGTCGGTCAATACCCTCATCACAGGTATTCCCTGGTCCTCGAAGAAGGGAAGGACCCTGTCGTTGAGAAGATCGGCCGCCGTAACCGGGATCTTGGCCGTGTAGACCTTGGCAAACGCCACGGACGAATATGTGTCAATGACGGTCTGCTGGTAAATCCTCCCGACACCCTTTAAATAGCCCACATAAAAGGTATCCTGGCTGATGAGGTATCCCGGATGGGCGGTGTCGATCTCATCGGCATGTGATTCCCTCTCCCGTTTGGCTGCCTCAAGGGCGATGAGCTGGGCTTCCGTGTAGACAATCCCTTCCTTTGCGGCTTTTTCTTCCAGTAAGATAAGACGCTTTTTGAAAGTCTCCAGCCCATGCCTTAACCAGATGCTGCGTACTCCTCCGCTCGATACCAGGATGCCGGCTTTCCTCAACTCGTTTGCAGCCCTGGTCTGGCCATAGGCCGGATACTCATAGGCCAGATTGATAACAGCCTCCTCGATCTCCGGGGCAACCCGGTTCTTCATGCATGGCTTGCGCCGGCTCTTCTCCCTTAGCCCCTCAAGGCCTTGCTCATCATAGGCCTTCTTGATGTCATAGAAATGCTGCCTGGAGACTCCGTTGATTTTGCAGGCTTGAGATACGTTCTGCAGGTACTCAGCTAAATCTATCAAGCTGAGCTTTTTTCTGATAAGCTTTTGTTCGGTGGTCATTGTCTTTTCCTCCTGTTAGATTATTGGCGTAATCATCCGGGAGGTACTTTGACCACCTTTCTTATCTAACTGTCAAGTCAAGTCCGTCTTGGAACAACTTATAAAAATAACCTCCACTTTTCTAATGTGTCCAGTCCATCTCCTGTATATACTAGCGCGGCAACTACGGGGGGCAATTGGTACTCTACCGGTGATTATGCTGTTACGACTGATGATGTAACCGATATAAAGGGAGATACAACTAACCCTTTTACTAGCTCTGCAACTTACGATTTCACCCTGAAAAATGGCTCAAGTCCAATAGATGCAGGAGTGAATTTATCAGCGAATATAACATCCGATTTTGTGAACTCGCCCAGGCCGAGAAATGTATTTGATATCGGTTGCTATGAGTACCAGGGTGTTTTAGGCTTGGGCACAAAACTCCAGGGCGTGAAATCCCAGGGCGTGAAGTGGTAATAGCCTTAAAACGAAAAGCTCAGCCCGGCACCGAGCCCTTCGTTATGACCGACGCAAGCCCCGGTCGCAAAGATCGTGACTCCCTGCCAGTACGGGCGATATTTCTCCGGCAGAACATAGGTAACTCCGGCGTGCAGCAGGCCCCCTGCCGCAAAGTAAGCGTCAACTTTTAATTCCAAGGGATAAAGGCTATCTCGGTAAAGAAATTGTGCTCGTTCATTTCCCGCAGAAGCTTGGCGAAATTGAGCTTGCCATACCTGGGGATTAAAAGCGGATCGTCAATAATAAGACAGGCCAACGTCATGACACCCCTCCTATGCCAAACGTGATACTTGCTTACTCCTTTTTGCCGGGGGAGTCAAGGGCGGCGGTTTGGATGGCCTGTTCATCCTTTATTAAATCATGGGCTATTTTTGTAGCCTTGAAAATATCGCAAGATGTAGAAATTCTTACAAGCGCAGAACGCATGACGACATTTCGCCTTTCTTCTTCTTTTAAATG